CGTGATATGCCTGATTGCTTCCCTATCAGAAGTCTCAGTACCCCCGTAGACAAAAAATACTTTCCTGTCTTCATGCACCTTGTCCTTAATAAGTTCGTACAGGACTTTGCCGTGTTTTTCAACGTATTGAAACAGAACCAGCGTATTACCTTTAGACTTTACTGCCAAGTTTCGGATAAATTTATTTCTTGGTTCACAAGAAACCAACCAATCCATTTCTTCTTGGTACGTATTATTTTTTCGTCCTTTACGAATCTCTTCATTATACTTTAATACAACGCACATTATATTTAGTTTAGCCAGCTTTTGAGTTTCCATCAATTGTTTGGTTGTAGTTACTCTGTGAACTCTACCAAACATACCTTCAAGAACTAAACGATGAATCTTTTTATTGTCAAGAGTACCAGTTGTGCCAATACGATAACGAATGTTATCCATCTTTTCCATAACTGACGTTAAGGACTTTGCTTTGAATTGATGTGCCTCGTCACCAAAGATAACGTCAAATTGTTTGAACCAAGATTTTGGTTGTAGATAAACTGATTGCCAAGTAGTAATTAGTACATCCTTGGTGAAATCTTTAGTAAAACCAGAATATAATTTTTGGCAGTGTTGTTTAACTTGCCATTCGTTTGCAGAGGAATAATCTTCAAAGTCAGTGTATAACTGTTCAACTAAAGATGTAGTTGGAACAATAATAATACATTTACGATTGTGTTCAACGTGCCAACGCATCGTTGTGTAAATGATAAAAGATTTACCTGAAGCTGTAGGGGAAAGTAGAAGTGTTCGTTCTTTATCAAGAGCAGTTTGCACTGCTTCAACTTGATAATCACGAATCTCAATAGGTTTACCATGACCCATTGGTTTTAATGCAGAAGCGTATTGTTCAACTTGTTCTGCTGTTATGTTATTAGTTTGATGTATAGGTGTTAAATACTCAACACCGTAGTTATTGCGAATAGCGAATTCTTCAACGTAACCAACTAAACCCACGTAAAGGGTTTTTCTTATCTGGTCATAAAGACGAACTTTACCATCCCAAAGTCTTGCTCTGAACTGTGGTGTAAATCGTGCACCTGGATATTCATACGTGAAGAAGTCACACAGTTCTTGTTCAATAGAACCATCACTAAAAACTCTTACGTATACCTCATCAAGTTTTTCAATCTTAATCAATTACATACCTGCTAAAAATCGTTTCCATTCTACGGCAGTTTTAATTTGCCAGTCACGTGCTTTGATTTGACTAAGAACAGATTCTAAAAAATAAATCATTGTTTCAAGATAATCAATTTTTACTTTGATGGTAACCAATTCAGAGTCACCTTGTAAAAATTCATCCATCTCATTCTTCAATGGTTTAACACCTTGCCACTGATCCCACCCAAGATTAGTCAATTCATCTCGAGACATCTCACCACGATATAAACGGAATTTGTTTTTGCGTAGTAGCAAATAATCAGATTGCAGTTTAGTGTGCTTGAGTTTAGCCCCAACAAGAAGTTTGATATATTTTGCGTGGAGTTTAGGTGTGGCGACAGAATTCTCACCGAGATAGTTATCATCTATCTCAGCATCGTTTTCCCACATTTGTTGTAATTCATCTAGAGTCATAATTTCCTCACATTGTCATAACTATCATTATACTACGTCTTGCAATTAAACGCAAGTATTTTATATGAATTTATAGTAAGCGTATCTAAAAGTTGCATTCCCAATTAAATATTGCACGTCTTGATTTGTTGATTGAAACATTAATGAATCAATAGTTACAGGGAACAAGTCGTAAAATTCAATAGTTTGTGCGGGGTTATTTGATGCATCTAAAATTGTCAAAGAAGCGTCAGAGTAATTCTTTGCAAGTTCACTCAGACTTGCAATTTCAGCACCATTCAACAATGTCAAATATTGGTCATAAGTTTCTGGGAAACCCAAAGCCACAACCCAATTATATATGGCTTTATAATTAGCTAGTTTTTCATCAACTAAAAACTGAACTTGTAATGTATCATACGTTAGTGTATCACCTGGAATTGGAGCCACGTTAAATGGGTTGCCGAATTCTGGTGAACCTAAAGTGATACCTGGAAGATTTACCTGCTGACAGAAAAAAGAAATTTCTGGCAGTTTTCTAATACCAAATTGAAACCCATTAGGTGATAATGGTGAAATGTTATCAGGGACAGGGCAAGAAAGTATTCTGTTAGTGGTCATAGTAAGTTCTCTTTTCTTTTATTTATGTCAAATAAAAAAGGGGAACCGAAGTTCCCCTTGAATTACTGCTTCTTATCGTCAGTTTCTTAGAAACCAACTTAATGGATTACATTAAGTTAGTAACTTTAACTTTACGATAGTAGATGTTAGTTCCAGAGTTCAAGCTAGTGAATGGGTTTGCAACCATACCGTAGCGAGTCTTGAAACCAATCTTTGGTTGGAAAGTCTGTGGATCAACTGCATTAACCTTTTGTAGAGGTACGTATGGGCAGTAGAAAAGACCAGCGTCAAACGCAGAAGTACCTTTGTAACCAACTACGAAGAACTGGCTAGCAGATTGGTTAGCAGAATATGGATCAACATAAACTTTGTACTTGCCGTTTAGAACACCAGCGAAAGTAGTAGAAGCTTCATCTACATTCAAACCAGTTGACAATGCTGGAGCATAGTCAAGAACACCAGCCATAGCTAGAGCAGAAGCAACATCTGAAGAACAGATGATGAAGTTACCACGACCACGACGAGTAGTCTGAGCGATAGCGTTTGCTTCACGTTCGATTTGGAACAATAGACCTTTGAACTTCTCAACAGACCAACGACCATTTGAGTCAACGTCTAGGTCGAAAGTACCAGCAGTAGCAGTACCGATTTCAGCACCAGCTTTAGCAGCAGTGTAAACAGTACGAACAACTTCACGGTTCAATTCAGCAGTGATTTCTGTTGAAAGGATGTTGCTTAGTTCAGCTTCAGCATTTAGACCATGAACAGCTTGTAAGTCTTGAGCCAATTCGATAGTGTATTCAGCTTTTAGAGCACGAGTCTTAGCAGTTACAGTAGTCTTCTCGATTGAGAAAGCCATTGCACCGAAAGCAGTGCTATCACCAAGACCTTCAGCAGTCTCAGTAGACATACCAGTACCAGTAGTGTAAGTACCATCAACTGGGTTTGCACCAGCGTGAGTACCAGTACCAGAGAAGTCAGTATCAGCTTCGTTGAAAAGAGCCTCAGTACCACCTTGAGTAGAATACTTGCTCTTCATTGCGAAGATCAAACCAGTTGGTTGAGTCATTGGCTGAACACCAGCGATGTCATAAGCGATCATCTGTGGAGCAGCACGACGTACTAGAGAAATAAGAACTGGGTCATAGCCAGCCATATTTGCGTTAGTACCAGCACCACCAAGAGCAACACCAGTACCACCAGCGTTAGCGTGAGTAGCTTCGTACAATGCCTGAGCAGACTTAGCCATTTCACGTTCTTGGTTCTCTAGAAGAACAGCAGTAACTTCTTTACGATACTGGTCTTTGATTTGTGGAGCAGCTTCAGCGTTTAGAACTGGTGCCCATTTTTCGATTAATTCTTGACGTGTAGTCATTTTGGTTTCCTTTTAAAATTATTTCTTAAGTTGGTTGATTGCTGCCAAGTATTGAGCCATAGTTGGATTCAATTTCTTTTCTTCAACTAAAGTCTCTACTGGAGCATCAGTAACTACAGATGTAACATCTGCTTGTGCTTTGGTAGTGAAGTAGCTTTCGCGAATAGTTTGAACTTTAGTAGTAAAAGTTTCAACATCTTCGTATGCTAACTCTTCAGCTAGACCTTTGAACTTCTCAACTTCTGTGTCAGTCAAACCTTCACATGCAGCTTCAACGATTTCGATACGCTTCTGTTCAGCAAGAGTTTTGCTCAACTCAACATTAGCAGCAACTTGTTCGTTTAGCTTAGTTTCTAGTTCTTCGATTTTGCTTTCCATAGAACCCAATACATCGAATTTCTCTTCAGGAATATCGATATAGTTTTCTTCGAAAAGACCTTTTAGTCCAGCAACAAATCCTTCTAGGATTTCGGACTTCATACCATGCTCAAGGGCTATTTCATTCTGTGCAATCCACTGCTCAACTACGTAGTTGAGATATCCATCAACTTGTTCAACAAGACCCTCTACATTCTTTTGTACTGCTTCTTCTAGTTTAGCAGCATATTCTTCATCAAGTTTAGCAACTTCTTGCTTCACTCGAGTAACTACAGCAGCTTCGAAAATCGTAGCAGCTTTAGTT